ATTGATGATGTTATCTTGGTTGGTGGTCAAACTAGAATGCCAAAGATTATAGAAATTGTAGAATCTTTTTTTGGTAAAGTTGCAAGGAAGGACGTGAACCCCGATGAATCGGTGGCTCTTGGAGCGTCAATCCAAGGAGCAATTTTAGCTGGTGATAAAACTGATGTATTACTTCTTGATGTAACGCCATTGAGTCTTGGTATTGAAACTGCTGGTGGAGTATTTACTAATTTGATTAGTAAGAATACTACAATTCCAACAAAACATAGTCAAGTATTTTCTACAGCATCTGATAATCAACCAGCAGTAACTGTTAGAGTTGCTCAGGGTGAACGTGAAGTATTTGATAAAAATAAAATGTTAGGAGAATTTACATTAGGTGATATTACTCCAGCACCAAGAGGTGTTCCACAAATTGAAATTACATTAGACATTGATGCTAATGGTATTCTTCATGTGAGTGCTAAAGATAAAGCTACTGGTAAAGAGAATAAAATTACTATTAAATCTGATAGTGGATTAACTGATGAAGAAATTCAACAAATGATTCGTGATGGCGAAGAAAATGCTGAAGCAGATAAGAAATTCAAAGTTTTGATTGAAGCTAAGAATTCTGCTGAATCTGCGTTGAATACTATTAAGAAAGATTTTGAAGAAGTAAAAACAGGTCTTAGTGATGAACAAATAACTGCAATTGAAGCAGCTATTGTTGTAGTATCTGAGGTTTGGGTTGGTGATGCTGTAGATGCTATTAATGATTCTGTAACTAAATTATATGAAGCAGCTGCACCTATATTTGCAGCTAAAAACTCAGGTAATGAATCTGCACCAGATGATTCTCCGGTAGATGGTGATTTTACAGAAGCAGTATAAATTATGAAAGGAGTCGAAAGACTCCTTTTTTATTCCTTGACAAATTGATTAGTTAGTGTATAATATGAAATATAGAATTTTTTCTAAAATGAGTAAAGGTGGTGATGTGTACTATTTTCCAGAATATAAAAATATATTTGGATTCTGGTGTAGATTTAAAAATAGACAAAAATTAGATGTTTGGTGTGTTAGTTTAGAAGCTGTATATTGTTATATTGATAATTATGTTAATTCATTAAAGGTTTGTGTATATGATTATCCTAGAACTTTGTTGGAAAATAAATGATTAAAGTATTTTGTGATAGTTGTCTTAAAGAAATTGGATCAACAAAAAGATCTATTGATGTTCCACACCATTTAATCAAAGAAGAGAGAAATAATTTTGGTGGATACCAAGATATTGATGGAAACCAAATTTCTGGAAAAACCTATAAAAAAGATCTATGTATTAAATGTTTTAATGAATTTTTACTTCAGGACTAGAGAAGATTGGATTATGAAATTAAGTAATGATGATATTTTGTTTTTTGAAGAAAAAATTGCAAAGATTACTCCAGAATTAATTGTTAAAATAGAAGAACAGAAAATAATTTATTTTATGGGTATGTCAATGGAGTTTGGTGATGATAAATATAAATTCTATACAATGGATGGGATATATAAACAAGTTGAAGAATTTGAGCGAAGTATTGGGTTGATATATTGGATTGATCTTGATACTTATGATATCCAAAAGAAAGTTGTCGCTTTAATATAAATACTAGGATAAACCCATTAACTACGAGAGAATCCTACTATGTTGACATTTAAAGAATTAATTAATCAAAATTATATCACGGAAGAATTGCATCAAAAATTAAAAGATGTTTTAAATACTCCAGAAAATGATAGAGATTCTAATGAATATGCAAAATTATATCAAAATAAATTAAATAACTTTACTAAAACTTTTAGAAGTTTAGCAAAGAAAGGTGAACATACTGGGTTAACAGATGAAAAGCCAAAGAAAGGTAGTTCTAGAGCTGTAGTATTTCCAGATGAACCAAAACGTATTCATGTTGATGGTAAAGAAGTAAATCAACCTACTGCTGTTAAAATCGCATTTCCTGGAATATATGATAAACATACTGGAGACTCAAGTTTGTTAGGAGAGTACCAAAATTCTACAGAAAGTGATGGTTTTACGCAACAACAGCATTCCATGCTACATGAAACTCATCCAGGACATTATAAAACAAATCCTAATGGTGTTGTTGTTCCAGTATTAGATCATCACGAAGATCATCATTGGTTAGAAGCAGCTAAAGCTGATAATATTACTAAAGGTAAATTTAAAGCTTTAACTAAAATAGATTCCCACCCTAAAGGTTTAGATTTTGATAAATTTACTAATACTTTGCAACATGATCATGCACTAGCACATGGTGATAAATATCATCTAGATAATACAACATCCGAAGAAAGAGATCATATAAGACAACATCCACTATATAATAATACGGAAGATTTTATTAATAATACAAATAATCATCCTGGGGATCTTAGAATTCAAAACTATGGAATTTATCACCATCCGGTAACAGGAAAAGAATATCCAGTTATTAGAGATCATGGATACAGTAATGAAGTTGCAAAACTATATGCTAGAGCAAGACGGAAAAAATATCTTGGATAAGTGTGATATCATAACAGAATATAACTTACCGGATGATGTAGAATATCCTAATGATTTACAAGAGTATAGACGAGATTTAAACAATGATAATGTTATTTAATAAACTAAAGGAAAGATTTAAGATGAAAAAAGTGGCAACATGTAAAGAAAAAGTGTTGATTATTATTAAAGAACGTAATATAATTAATCGTGGTGATGGATATAGTTGTTCAGTTTCCTCTGGATTAAAGAATTCAGCAAGTTTTATTATTGATATGTTTAATAAAATAGGTGTTGATGGTAAATTAGTAGAAGCTATTGATAATAATTGTATTGATAGGTTACTAAAAGAAAATAAACCGACTATTTGTATCCTTGAAGCTCTTTGGGTTGTTCCGTCTAAAATTAAAGAACTACAGAAGTTACATCCTGATGTTAAATGGGTTGTTAGATTACATTCAGAAACTCCCTTCTTAGCATTAGAAGGGATTTCTATGGAATGGTTACATGAATACGTGTCATATGGTGTTAGTATTGCTGTTAACAGTCCTAGATTACAAAAAGAATTGAGTTATTTAATTCCATTTGCTAATTTAATTATGTTACCAAACTATTATCCAACAGATGATTATAGATCCGATAATGCTAAATTTGATGGAACTAATATTGATATTGGATGTTTTGGTGCAATTAGACCATTAAAGAATCACATGATTCAAGCTATTGCTGCTATTAAATTTGCAGATGATATGGGATATAGTTTAAGTTTTCATATTAATGCTAATAGATGTGAAGATAATGGTGATCCAGTATTAAAGAATATTAGAGCATTATTTGATAATTCGCATCATCATCTAATTGAACATAGTTGGAAAAGTCATGAAGAATTTTTAGATTTAATGAGTACTATTCATATCTCTATGCAAGTTTCTTTTAGTGAAACATTTAATATCGTTTCAGCCGATGCTGTATTAAGAAATGTTCCTATTGTAGTTAGTGATGAAATTTTCTGGGCTTATGATGGATTTAAAACTTCACCTACTGATAGTACAAAAATTATTAAAACTTTGAAATATGTGCACTCAGTAAGAAAATTTAATGCTCAGTATTTGAATAAACATTCTTTAGATAAGTATAATAAAAAAGTTATTGCTGCTTGGAAATTTGTATTGTGTGTAAAAAATAAATAAATTGACTTTAATAGTAGGATATGATAAACTAATATCCTACTATTCTTAAAACAGAGAAATATAATATGTATGTAAAACTAGGTCCGTATAAAAATTGGTGGGTTGGTCCATATCAGATAGCTGATACTTTAAAAGTTTTTGGTTATTCTGAAGATGAATGTTATGAGATTGGTAATAAATTAAATAGCTTTAAATCATTAGTAGATTTTTGTGAATGGGTATATGAACATAATCCATTGAAAGAAAGAAAAGTTGTTGTTAAAATTGATAACTTCGATGTATGGAATGTTGATTGTTCGTTGAGCATCATCATAGCCCCATTATTGAAAAAATTTGCTGAAGATACAAGTTCTATGTTTCAAGTAGATGATTGTGATGTCCCAGATGAATTAAAATCTATGAACGCTCCTAGAGTTAATTATGAATATAATTTTGATATAAATTATAAATTAAGGCATCAATGGTTATTATCAGAATTAATTTGGACATTTGAACAACTAAATCCAGAATGTTCAATGGAAGATACCTTTTATACCTATACAGAAGAATATAAATTAGCTATGAAAGCTAACGATGATCTATCTGATGATTGGTTGAATCCTAAAGGTGTCATTTGGGATCAAGAAGGTTATATTGCTTATAATAACAGAATCCAAAATGGATTAAACCTATTCAGTCGCTATTTTAGACATTTATGGAATTAATTCATAACTTTATATCATAAATCGGTATGGTGTTGAGATTTGCAATGTTTATTGTGGTATCTATAAAAATTTGGAGAACTAATTGTAGAATGCCCACAAACAGAACATGTGACTAATGGTTTTTCTTTTTTGTTTGGGTTGTGTTTGCAGTATGGTATATGATTTCCTTTCATTGTGGTTAATTGTCCTAATTTTCCATAATAGGGGCATTCAATTTTAGTATTATTGTTTTTATTGAATTTCATATTTTTAATATGGTCATCTGATTTTGATTTTCCGGTTATGGCTGTTGTCAATTTTTCTATACCTTCTAATTTTCTTTTTGGTGTTTCTATTTCCCAAAACTTAATATGTTCTGGATTAGAGCTAGTATATCCAGAACAAATATATAATCTCCCAGTAAGAACGCCTTGCATCCCACCCTGCCTAAGGTTATGTAATTTACAAAATTTATTGAGATTTTTTCCAGATATTAAATTTCCATCTTTTAAAAATGAAAATTCTTTAGATGTTTTCATTGTACGTTTTTGGATGGATTCTGGTGTATGCATACTACCATCTAATCCATTTTCTGGTACTAAATTAGCCCACTCTTTAGATTCTACAATATTATTATCTGAGGAGAATTTTAAAGCATATTCTACCAATAAATCTTTATCTGTAAACAATTGACACCAAATTGTTATTACACGATCTTTTCCGTGTTTTTTAATATGACGCAACCAATATTTACCAGATCCTAAATATGTGTGCAGATCTTGTGTAGTTTTGCCGAAATACTTTAATCCTGTAATAGAATGTTGTTTGATGTAAAGATATGTTGGTTTAAAATCTGAAGTATAAATATTATTGCTGGACATAATGATTCCTTTTAATTGTTAGTTGAATGTTTAGAATAGGTGAGAACTGAGAATTCTGTGACCTATACCTTTATTTATATAAAATTAAATCTTGACACATTTTGTTTTTGTGATAGAATATAATCAAATTATTACTTGGAACTAATTAAGATGGCTAAAATGTATTATAAAACTATCTGTATCTCGGACACCCACCTGGGTGTCCGAGATTGTAAAGCTGAATTATTGGCAAATTTCTTAAAGCATCATAAGAGCGATAACCTATTGATTTTGGGAGATTTTTTGGATTGTTGGGCTATTCAACAAAAGAAATGGTATTGGGATAAACACCATTCAGATGTGATCCAAAAAATATTAAAAATATCTAAGAAAACTAAAGTTGTTTATGTTGTAGGAAATCATGATGAAATATTAAGACCTATGATTCCGTATAATATAGATTTAGCTAATATTTCAATAGTAAATCAATATGAATATACTTCTGTATTAGGAAAAAGGTTATTATTGACACATGGTGATTTTTTTGACGGAATTTCAGATTTGGCTCCTTGGTTAAGTTTTCTTGGTAATACTTTATATGATATGGCATTATCTTTTAATACATATTTTAATGCAGTAAGAAGACATTTTGGATTTGGTTATTGGTCTATTTCAAAATTTCTTAAGAATAGAGTAAAAACTGCTGTAGATTTTATTTTCAAATTTGAAGAAAATATAGTTGACTATTGTATCAAAAGAGGATATGATGGGGTTTGTTGTGGTCACATACATAACGCAGAAATAAAAACTATTAATGGTATAGAATATATGAACTCGGGCGATTTTATTGAAAGTTGTACGGCTCTAGTCGAAACGCATTCTGGTGAATGGCAAATTATTACTTGGGATAAATTATTATGAAACTTTGGGGAATCGCTCCTTTACCATATGGGAAAAATAGAAGAGAACTCTTTAAAAAGTGGTTACAAAATCCAGAATATGATTTAGAAGGAATCCCAGTAAATCAACACAACCAATGTAATGATAAAGATCCAGATCTTAGTTATATGATTAAGAAAGGAATTCTAAAGAGAGCTAGACCAAGAGCATCTAATAAATATAAAAATTCAACAGGTAGACAAACTTATTTGGTGTTATCATGAAAGTAAAAACATTACTAAAAGAATTATACGCTGCATGTATTTCTCATAATACAGAACTAGAAAAGAAACTTTGGCTAAAAGCTATTAAGAAATCATTGAAACATAAAAAAACACAGGCTATAAAATGATTAAAATTTGTAGGTGTAGAGAATGTTTAAGAGTTGGAGATCCTAAAGTTGGTACATTATGGGCTAGAGAATGGCAAGAAAAAGTGCTATGTCCAGATTGTGGTAATAAGAGATGCCCAAAAGCTACTGACCATAATTTAGCTTGCACAAAAAGTAATGCACCTTCACAAAAAGGTAGTTACTTTGAGAACGATTTATATGATGGGTTAACTTTAATAAGACACAAGGTATAATAATGATTGATAAATACTATTATTAGGTAATTATGTAAAGGAATAGTAGTATGTCAAGGAATGATAATAGTTATGAAGCGAAATTAAAGGCAGCTGGAGTTTATGAACCATTAAGTACACTATTAGCTACTGATTCAGTAGAAAAGACGTTAGCATTAGGAACTGGAGTTAAATCTTATATAGATTTAACTACTGCAAATATAGCAATGGTTGGTAAATCTGGATTAATTACTATCGGAGAAGGTACTTATAATTATATTAATGGAATAGGTAGTATAATATTTAATAAATTCATAACTCCAGAGTCGTTAGGTGCAGCAGGTACTGGTGTAGTAAATGATTCTATGTTCTTTACTTCTGGAATTACATATCTTACTATAGGTAAAATATATAGAATATCGACTAATGTATCATGCGGCGTAATATTCAATGGTGGCGGATTAATATCAGTAGATAGCGGCGTGGTTTTTGAATGTGCCGAAGTTATTGGCCCGAACTACTCAGCGGTATTTATGGGGCTTGGAATAGTAAAAACCAAAAATTTCACATATCATATAGGTTGGTTTTCTGGAAATTCTCTAAATGAAAAATGGGATTTTCTGCGAAGAGGTTTTCATGTAGATCAACACTATATATGTTATTGGGATAAGCCAAGCAGGACTGATTCAGGTGCCATACAATCATCTTATCAAGGGGTTTATTCTTGGCATTGGAATGTAACATCCCCAATTATATTTGATGACCCGGAAAATAATGGAACTATTTATGCCAATGGTAGATTATCAGTATCTGCTAACATAACATCAGCGTTACTATTTTCAGTAACAAATAAAACGGAGGAAATTAGTTTTCCGGTAGGAATCTGGATAAATGGTAATTTTAATTGTGATTTTGGCATATTGATGAACGGTGGTGCTAGGATAATTTTTTGTGGAAGCACATATGTGAAAGAAGTTAGGTTAGATGGTCTGTATTTAGAACCAATACTTCCTGTGAATATTACAGCATTGGATGAAATATCGTTCGATTTCGTAAATGTAACTAATTTTGGTAGATATGGTATACAAATATATGGTCATGCACAAGTTCAACCAGTAGGTAATATTTTAGGAATAAGAATAAAACATTTATTTACCAATGGAGGTGCGCCTTTAGCATACTATGCAAATTCATCACCTATAGCCGTATTATGCTTAAAGGGGGTTCATAGAGGCGTACATATAGACTATATTGAGGAAAATACTAACTATTCGTCAGGACAATTAGATTGCAGCAAAGCACTAGTACAGATAGTAACTACATCTGATGGAGCACCTCAAGGTGTCTATATTGGGCATATCCAAGCTAGAGGAAATATAGCAACAGCCTTATTAACGGAATATTCAAATCTAGCAGACCCTAGTAGTTGTGAAGTTATGGTTGGAAAGATAACGACAATAACACAAACAGGAAATCAGGTAACTCTAGGTCGTTCAAATGGCTCAAGTATAGGTAGAATTAATTCAGGCGTACTAAGTTATGGTGCAATAGTATTAAATTCCGATGCTACACGAACGAATATTGTTGGTAATAATCTATCCTGTATAAATGGTGTTTCAGATTATTCTTCACTTAATGGTGTTCAATTTTTAACTAGGAACCTAGGTAATAATGGTGTAATTGGTCAAAATTTTTATGGAAATGCCATTACTTTATTATTAACCTCCACAGTTCCTAATGTGTGGTTGCAAGCACAGTTATTGAGTGGTGGTACTATTCAAATTATTAGTGTGGGGTCATTAGTAGATATATCATCTGTAGTATTAACTGGTACAACTGGAACAGTAGGTAGATTTACCGTTTCATGTTCTGGAGGACTTCATGTATATATGGAAAATCGAACTGGGGTTGGTTGTAATGCGGTATTAAGAGGGTTTGAAGTTTAAAAAATACAATATACATACTGATTGATATTAATTAAAGTTTGACAATATTATAATGCTGTGATATAATATTTATTTTTTTTAATAGGAATTTAAAATGATTGATAAAATATGGATTGACCTCGATGGTGTGATTTTTGACTTCTATGGAAGATATAACGATTTATATAAATCACATCCTAAAGATGATGACAATAAAAATTTGTTTGGTGAAAGATTTGATAAATTTATCATAGATAGGAATTTTGAAACTTTAGATTTACTTCCAGATGCTATAGAACTTATTATATTTCTAGAAGAATTAACTTATGATACTGATATTGATGTAGAAATTTTAACATCCGTTGGTCATGCTCATAGATTAAATGAGGTATCAAAACAGAAACGTATTAACTTAGATACTTATAGTATTAAATTCCATCCTAATTTTGTTGCCGGAAAACATCTAAAATATTTATATGCTACTCCAACATCAATAATTATTGATGATACTAAATCTGTTATTACTGATTGGAGAAAAACTGGTGCTCCAGCTATTCATCATATAAATACTACACAAACATTATTAGAACTAAAACAATATCTATGAAAACAATTTTAATTATAACGGATAATACAAAAAATCAGATAAATGGTGTAACTACTACCTATAACAATATAGAAAAGTTAACATCCAAAGAGTTTAATGTAAAATATATTACACCTGATGATTTTTTTAATATTCCAACTATAGGCTATCCAGAAGTAAAGTTTTCTTTTCCTTTTTCTATAGGGTCTAAAATTGATGTTATTGCTCCATCTTATATCAATATTGCTACTGAAGGTCCAGTTGGTATTGCAGCTAAAATATACTTAGATTCTAATAATATTAATTATACTACAGCTTATCATACTAAATTTCCAGAATTCCTAAAAGAACTATATTATATCCCTTTAGTTTTTACTAAATCATATTTAAATTGGTTTCATAGAAAATCAAAAGCAGTATTAACTACAACACCAACTATGGTTACAGAGTTGAAATCCATTTTAGATAATAAGAATATCGTTCCTTGGACTAGAGGTGTTGATAGAGCTGTATTGTATCCAACAATAGAAAGACCTCACAATATTGTAGCTCAAGTTTTGTATGTTGGTAGAGTTTCTAAAGAAAAGAATTTAGATGCTCTCTGTAACCTGCATAATAAATTTATGATAACTATTGTTGGTGATGGTCCTTATAGAAAAGAATTAGAATTAAAGTATCCTAATATTAGATTTAAAGGGTATCTCCAAGGTTCAGATCTTGCTAATGAATACCTAAAAGCTAATGTGTTTGCTTTTCCATCAAAAACTGATACTTTTGGTATTGTAATGATTGAAGCTTTATCCTTTGGTGTTCCTGTAGCAGCTTTTCCAGTTCAAGGTCCATTAGATATTATTGATCAAGAAAAAACTGGATTTATGCATACTAATCTAGAATTTGCTATAATGAATGCATCATTACTGTATTATGAAGATGTTTTAAAATATAATAAAATCTGGTCATGGCAAGAATGTTATAAGATATTTAAAGATAATTTAATCCACGTATAAATACTAGTAAGAATTTCTCCAGCAATTTAAAAGGGACTTACGTAAATGAGTTTATTAAACAATAGTTATGAAGCAAAGTTAAAAGCAGCAGGGGTTTATGAACCTCTTAGTACTCTTTTAGCAACTGAAACG